ACCTGACTAAAGAAAAAGGTATAGACCACGAACACGCTGTAGGAATGTTAGCTAATATACAAAATGAATCAAAATTTAATTCAGGCGCATATAATCGCAACGACGTTAATGGTCCATCTGGCGGTTTGTTCCAACATCATGATAATTTAAGAACTGGTGAACATAGATTCACTGACATGACTAGAGCAGCTGGACCTGACTGGCAGAAAAATTGGAAAGGGCAAATTGATTACGCTCTGACCGAAGGCGAAATGAAATCTTATTTAAAAACTCCAGTTTCTAGCGGCCAAGAAGCGGCTGCTCAATTTGTTTATAAATTTGAAAAACCAAGAGATCAAGCTGGAGAAGCATCAAAAAGAGCAGGGAATGTTGCAGCTGTAGAAAAAGCGATTGTTGGTGGTGGTGGGGCTGGAGCTACCAAAGGAGCTTCTGAAAGTGGAGCAACTCCACAATCTTCGCCAATGCAATCTAAGTTTGAACAACCACCAGTTTCTTCTGAAGGCGTTTCTAGAGTTGAGAAAATTGGTGGCGAACACGGACATGGTCCCATAAGTGGCGCTGCGGAACATAATCACAATGAAAAAGAAGCTGGTATTGGTAAAATGCCTGCATTGCCTGGAGGCGACATAGTTGCTTTAGGTAGAGCACTACAAGCACAAGGAATAAGAGTTTCAGAACATCCAGCGTTTAATGGCGTTCATCCGGAACAGCATCATCCTGGTTCTGCTCATAACGATGGGTTGGCAATTGATATTAATGCTCCTGGTAGTATAACTGAAGCCAGTGATCCGGTTTGGGGCAAGAGATTTGATGAATTGGCAAAACAAATTCAAGCTGCAGGATATACTGTTCTTTGGAGAACCAAAGGTCACGATAACCATATTCACGCTCAAATAGGTGGCAAAGGTATCAAAGGTGGTCAATCTATAATTGGCGGTCAAACAACTCCCGGATCTGAACCATCAGCAACAACTCCAGGATCAAGTTCTCCGATGATGCCAACAGCAACTCCAGTTGCAATGACACAGGCAATGCCAGGAGCAGCCGCAGGATTAACTCCTGAACAAATGACAATGATGATGACAGGAATGAATCCTATGGCTGCGGCTGCAGCATCAGCAATGATGGGCCAATTACAATCAGCTCAAGACGAAGCTGCAGCAATTGCTCCGCAGCAACAAGCAGAACAGCCACAATCACAACAGTTATCTAGTACACAAATATTAGAACAATTGAGTAGATCTACAGAAAACACTCAAACTCTTAAACAGGCAGCTGTATCAAACCAAGTTCAACAAGAAATTGCGCAACAGGAACCAATATCTGAAATACTTGCTTCTATATTTGGTCAACAATCTGGTTCGTCATCTACAGTTGTCAATAACAACAGCAATGTTAGTGCTGGCGGCTACAATGGCACATATGATGTTGGCTGGCCTGATTGGGCTGAAATGATTGGTGGCAATCATTGGAAAGAAATGAAGAATTACAAAAAGAACATGTGGGGATAATAAAAAAGGGAGCCAAAAGGCTCCCTCTTCATTTTATTCATTAGCAAGCTTCTTAAAGAACTCCAATGACTCATCGTCATCTTCGTCATCACCAGAATACTTCGGCGCATGAGTCGCCTTAAATGCCGGAGCAGAATCTTCTTCCTGCCATGGGACTTCTGTATTCTCAGCAGCCTTACGCTTTGCTGCAGGTGAATCTTCAGCAAGAACCTTGGCCAGACGAGCACGTAGCTCTTCTTCTGACTTGAAGTTCTTAGGATCTAGGAATTCCTTAAGCGAATGCTCACTCTTCCAGATCTGCTCTAGTTCCTTATCGTTATCAGACAGAGGCTCTGGCTTACCAAACTCTGACTTATCGTAATTACGATAACCTTCGACCTGACGAATCTTTAGCTTGAATGGTGCACCTGCCCAAAGATCGAATGGGTTGATTGCTTCCTCGTCAGCAAACTGAGGCTCCATTGCTTCCTTGAGCTTATCAAAGATCTTCTTACCATACTTGTAAAGAAAAACCTTACCCTCATTGGCAGGATTACCTGGATCGCTGATAACATGAATATTGCTGATGAAGTGAAGACGACGCTTCTGCTTACGAGCAATTTCCTTGTTAGCTTCAATACCCGAATTCCATAGCTTAGAATTATACTCAGAAACTGGATCGCTCTTACCAAGAGTTGTTAGTGAGTTCTCGATATACCATCCGCCTGGACCCTGGAAACCATGATCAAAGATACGAACGAAGGGAACATCCTCGCCAGCTGGCGGAGGGAGGAAACGAATAACAGCATAACCATTACCAGCCTTATCGACTGTTGGCGTCCAGAAGCGATCGTCGGCACCCTTGCCTTCGCCGCCTGATAGCTTATTGAGTTCTGATGTTAGGGATTCGAGAGACTTCTTACCAGAAGCTGCCTTGAGGGACTTAAAATCTACCATGTATATTCTCCGTATAACAGTGTATGACAATTGTATGATGGGTATTTGTATCACCCAACATTATTTAGTATACCCCATATCGCTCATTATGTCAAGCATTACCTGCTTGATTTTCTCAATATCATATTTTATAAATGGAGTATATTTCACAACCTTCAATCGGACTTCTTCCCATATCGGGTCGTATTCAAGTTTAGAGTCCCACTGAGCCATCGCTTTAGTCATTTTAATAAAGACACAGAGAGACTCTAAACTGATCTCGTTGCCAAGATATAACCTCAAAGCAGCAGGATGATGCTGCCCTCCTGATTCTTGTAGGATTTTCTTAAAATCATTTTTGAAATTGTAGGTGAGGGACTGATTACGCTTTTTCCAATTTTGGTATGTTAATTGGGCGGTCTCAGAATATGCAATATCTCGTATCCATAACTTTGGATTATCGCTAAGATTAGCAACAAGAAACTCGTGATAATTCTCATTCTTAGCAAGTTTTTCAAAGAATATCTTATCCTTACGCTTCTCGAAAGAAGTATGTTTCAGACCTGTCTTTCCGTTGTATTTAATGTAGTCGTAATCAGTTTTGGTGAAGTGGTTTTTTAAAGCCACGTATTCTTTATATGCTTCAAAGGCTGACATGTCAAAATACCTAAATAAAGATGTCCGTCACGAGTTGGCGCTCTACGGACTCTACACCTGTTAAAGAGGTCCAGCATGAATATTTATTACGTATACGCATATATCCGAGCATCAGACAACTCCCCATATTATATCGGCAAGGGCAAAGGTCGAAGAGCCTTTAATAAATCTCATAGCGTATCAGTTCCCAAAGACAAATCAAAAATAATATTTCTTGAAACTAATCTAACCAACGTTGGTGCTTGCGCTATTGAACGACGTTTAATACGTTGGTATGGAAGAAAAGATTTAAACAATGGTATTCTCCATAATCGCTCGGATGGTGGCGAAGGACCAGATGGAGCAACCGTCTGGAACAAAGGAAAAACTGGAGTCTACTCAGAAGAAACTATTCAAAAGTTACGATCGAAAGCATCTGGCAAAAAACAATCAAAAGAAACAATCGAAAAAAGAATACAAAAAACAAAAGGCAAAACCAGAAGCGAAGAATTCAAACGACAACAATCCGAAAAAATTAAAGAATGGTGGCGTTTGAAGAAGCAATCTTAGGTTGTTTCTGTGGAGCCATAATCTTTATACGCTTCGAAGGCTGACATTTTATTTCAGGTTCTCCCTCTCTCATATAATTTATGAATTTAAAATAAAGTCCTTTCTCTCGGCCATAAGCCTCGATTTCCCAAGGACATTCCCAATAATCCATCTCTTCGTGGAGGTATTTTTCACCCTGCCATTTGACCATGCGTACTGGCTTCCAAATGTCTTTCATTTCACCTTTAGCATATTGCTTTAGGTGGACCATTTCATGAGCTAAAGCTAGTAATGTTTCTTTCTTGTTAAGAGCTCTATCTACGCCTATAGTAAATTCTCTTTTCTGCTGACTGTCGTCAGTCCAGTCGCAATAAGCGTAGTCTCCGTCGATATGATCCATTTTCTCAAATTGGATAGTCAACTTTAAGTTGTTGTAAAGTTTACCCCCTCCAATGAGATATTTTCCATAAAAATTCGCCGCCTTCTTGACTATTGGCAGGGATATATGTGAGGGTTTACCGATTGTTTTTATGCGCATATTAGCCTCCAACAATGGTTCACCCACTATTTATATCGGCAATCTAGCCCCACGTTTCAGAACATTAAGGTTTTCAGCCTCCAATTGAATCTTAGACTTCATTACTGGGTCTTTTCGTATCCAATACGCCGCAGTCTCTATTTCTAGATTATTTTTCTCGCACCAAAAAACTACGGCGTCAATATATTCAATATTTTTATCTTGACAGAGTTTTTCTACTTCTTCTATGAAGCCTGAATTTTTAAGCATTGTTTTTCATATTCCTTCAATTCGGCTATTCGTCGTTCAAGATATTGTTGTATATGACTATCGTTCAATCTTCGAGCCTTATGTCTGTTCAACTCCTGTTGTAATGACCACATTACAGTGCTAGCATGAGAGTATGCATAAGTCTCTTTGATTGTGTCCATAGAACTAATCCTTGATTGTGATTGTCGTAGATTCACCTTTGGTCATATTGTAAAGAGTGTAAGCGTTATTTGGACTCAACCGAACGCATCCGTGACTAGCAGGTCGACCCAAATTGCCCACGTGAGGGGTAGCATGAATAGCATAACCACCAGAAAAGAATATAGAGTGCGGCATGGGAGCATTGTCATATTTCTTTGAATAATGTATAGGCTGATAAGAATAAGGGCGGAAAGTTCCAGTTGGCGTATAATATCCCTTCCGGGCTGTAGATACTGGCCAACGTTCAATTAACTCTCCATCCTCGTAAATTGTCATTGACTGGCTGCGTTTCGAAACTACTATATCATAGTTTGCTAGAGCAGAGGTAGAGAATAGAACTAATGCAGAGATCAGTAGTTTGTTCATTCTGAATCCTCAATTTGATCGAGCTTTTCTCTTACAAATACAGCAAACTCTGGATCTTCCTTGAGATGCTGCTCTAACTGAGCAGTAGTCATCTGTTCAGACATAAAGCATTCCCAAAGCAATTCATAATTATTCATGATAGATATCCTAGGATAGAACCAACAGGGCCAACAAAAACACCAATACAGCGAAGAATAAACTTAGCGGTTACAGGATTGTCCATTGTATTCCAGATAGCAATAATGTTCATCACCCATCCAACAAAAAAGACAAGCCATATTACAGTTAGAGTAATGTAATATGCTAGGCCATGATCTTCTTCACGATAATTTGCCATAATATATTCTCCAGATTAGCGACCTGACTGTTTACGCCAAATCCATGATGAAAGGTTTAGAAGCGTTTGATGAAATTTGTCTACCAAAGAACTGTTCCAGAACCAATGAAGCTTACGGTTTGACATTTTGTTCTCCGTTAAGAAATGGCGATCCCGGCACGATTCGAACGTGCGACCCACAGATTAGAAGTCTGTTGCTCTATCCAGCTGAGCTACGGGACCATTGTTAGTATTATACGCTGATCCGAATGGAAAAGCAAGTTGTTTATACAAACATTCCAAAAATGCCAGAAAGAACAAAGAACGTAATTGCAGAAGCCAATGTGATCTCAATTACGCCTGTCGCCCAATAACCCAGAATAGCTCCCAGAAATAGACCTGCAACGGCGCAGATATAGACATTAGTACTGAGAGCAAAGTTGAACTCACGCATACCCGTATATTTGTCTTTGTTACTCATAATATATCCTTTCAAAATGAAAATGCGACTGTTCTGTTTCTAGGTCAGTCGCCAACCCAATGAGGATTAAGCTGCTAGAGCGTAACCTTCAAATGATGCATCATTATCGTTTGCATCTACGTTTCGCCTTTGGTCTCCTCGAAGCCTTAATGTAGATAATCGAGCCTATACACCCCCATCATAAACTGACATATGGATTCGTTTTTTTCATAACAGATTTTAATCTACCACGAACCCAATCTTTAGGATAATCCTCTAAAGAGAACTGTCCTTCGGAAACGCCATCATTGAACCAATATCTCTTGTTTCTAATTTTTCTGCCATCTGTTCCTTTTTCATAAGGAGAAGGAACGCCTGATCTTATCCATTTACCAGTGGCAGATTTCTTACCATTTCCCCATCTAATAGCATTGGTTATTGCAGCGCCTTTTTTTGCTCCTTCACGAATTGCTATAAAAGTGCATTCGTCAGAAGTAAGAAGACCTAACAAACCTTTCCAAGCCAATAAATCTTGCCAGTGACCATGTGTTTCATATAAAACTCTATGGGCTTCGGCATG